TTTCTTGACTTGTAAAATAACCACCTAAAAAATCACTAATATTACCATTTAATATATCCAATTTTTTAATTATAGCATCTTCCACACTTAAACCATATTTATAACTTAACCAGTTAGTAGATCTACCAAAACCAACACCAACACCTAAACCCTGAATAATTTGTAAGTCAGTTAAACCCTCTTCATTTTGTTTAATTAATGTTATATACTCATCAGGTAACATTTTAAGATAGTTTTCAGGATCTTTTTCTTTAATATAATTAACCAAAAAAGTTAAAATATTTGGGTCTTCAGAATTAAAATAACCCCAACCATCAAAAGATATATCCGGAGCGTCCCAAAATGTAATGTGTTTTTCACCATACCTCACATTTATAGCGATTTTATAGAATTTAGGATCACTTTCTTTTGTTTTAGTTTTACTAATAACATACAATAATTTGTTACTACCAGTTCCGTATGATCTAAAATGATTGTCACTTAACTTATTAGTTGTACACCATCTGCTCCCTGTACCATAAAAACAAGATGCGTCCCAGGTATCTATTTCATACACTTTATACTTATCGTTTTGGTATATAAGTTTAGCACCTTCTTTAGCCAAAACCCTTCTTTGACTTTCAGTTTTATGTTTTATTAATGTTGGTATTATTTTTCTTAAAATATCAAAATTATAAGTGTTAATATCTTTTAAAGGTTTATCCTTTAAAAATTTATAAGTGATTTCACCAATTTCTTCTTTATTATACTCTAAAAAATCCTCATTAAGTTTATCAATATTCCTATCAAACTCTATGATGTCCATAACAATTCGAGCAACTTTTTCATTGTTAATAATGTAATTGTTTTTTATAAGTCCCAAACATTCTTTAATCATCCATTCAAAGTATTTCTTTGTTGGTGATGGATCTGACACATATAAATGTTCAATGATAGTTTCAGGGGTTAAGCCTTCAGTAAACGCATCCCTATTAAATTGTGGTATATATTTTTTAGATAAATCCTCTAATTTTCCTTCAATAATAATCATATGTAATAAATATGTAATGGCATAAAAAAAACCATATAAAAATGGTTTTCTTTTTGTAATCCCAACAAGATTTGAACTTGTATCTTAATGTCCGTAGCATTATGTTCTAATCCGTTGAACTATGGGACTATATAATTGAGGCTCCGACAGGAATCGAACCTGTGTAAGTAGTTTTGCAGACTACCACTTAACCATTCAGACACGGAGCCATAGTGAATTTACATTCCAAATTCTAAGCAGGTTTAGTTGATGTCTTTTACTCCTTATGTGTCCATAAAAATCCTACACGATGATGCTTCTTTTTAATGTAATTTAATACAGGCACGTTATTCATCAATTTAACAATTAGCCACATTGTTAGTATTCGTACTCCAAATGGGACTCGAACCCATACACTACTATTATTTCATACTAGTTTCTAAAACTAGGTTGTCTACCATTCCAACATTGGAGTATGTTTTTTGTATATCCGATGGGATTTGAACCCATAATGTTTACCTCTAGGGTGGGGGATTTTAAGTCCCCTGCGTTTCACCAATTTCGCCACGGATACATTTTTGGCGGAGAATGAGGGATTCGAGCCCCCGCTACTATTACATAGACTTCGGTTTAGCAAACCGATACATTACCACTCTGTCAACTCTCCCTGCGGACCGAAATTCATAAGGGTCTAAATTTCAGTTATTATACTCGGAGCCTACGCATAATAACCTAATTCCTTACTTTTTTGTGTGTATATTTGGATTTGAACCAAAACCTCAAGAACCACAATCTTGTATGCTCAACCATTGACAACATATACACCATGTTTACCATTACTATGAGGAGAGAGTGGGATTCGAACCCACGGACCCCCACTACTGACGATCTCTAGTTTTCAAGACTAGTCTAATAACCCTCTCTAGCACCTCTCCATATTTGCATAAGTGGTAGGGATCGAACCCACATCTTTCGGGTTGGAACCGAACGTGTTAACCATTGTTCACTACACTTACGTTTATTTTATTTGTGGGAATAGATGGACTCGAACCATCGAAGTCGAATGACGAAAGATTTACAGTCTCTTGCAATTGCCACTATGCGATACCCCCAAATTCACTTTTTCCTTATCATGTAAGTTTAAAAGTGTAAAACCCAAACCGGTTCCCCCTCAAGGATTCGAACCTCAATTCAATGGCTCAAAACCATTTGTACTGCCGTTATACGAAAGGGGAATATTTGTCAGGGTGTCGGAACTCGAATCCAAAACCTCTCCAATCCAAATGGAGTAATCTACCAATTGATATACACCCTGATATTTCTAATACAATATGTCAAATAACTAAAATAAAAAACCCCCTAAATCTCTTTATATGGATTTAGGGGGTTCAATTAGATATATTATTGTTTTACCAATTAAACATATCCACCACACTAAATCCTAGTACTAACCAATACTGATGTAACGGTAATACCGAAACACAACTTTGGCATAGCGACTGTAATAGATACAATGACGATAATGATATGTTTATTAATGTTTTCATTTTTTTTTATATTAAATAGTCTGTTTTTTTGTTTTTGTCATAGAAACATAAAAATATTTTTTACATTCCATTTATAATACAAAGATAACATTTTTTTTCTAATTGTCAAATCTTTTTTTATTCTTAATTAAACTTTTTTAGTTTTAACAATATCATCAATAATTCCGTAAGCCAATGCTTCTTCAGAACTTAACCATAAATCACGTGACGCATCTTCTTTTACTTGGTTAGCATCTTTACCACAATACCCACCTAATAAATTAAATAACAAATCATTTATTTTTTCCCATTCAATCATAGTTATTCTAGCATCCTGAATATTACCTCTAACACCACCAGAACTTTGATGTAACATTGTTTGTGAAAATCTTAATGACATTCTCTTACCTTTTGTACCAGCACCTAATAATACCGAACCCATTGAAGCTGCCATTCCTGTATTAATTGTTCTAATGTCATTCGGAATATAATCCATTACATCCACAATTGATAATCCAGCCTTAACCGAACCACCGGGTGTGTCTAGGTGCATTGTGATTTCTTTCTTTGAATCTGAATTTGACAAGTAAATTAATTGAGCTTGAATAACTTGTGACATACCTTCATCAACAGGTCCTGCAACCCAAATAATCCTATCCTGCATCAATCTATCAAAAACTGACATAAGATTTGCTCTTGTTGGTCTTTCCTCCAAAATGTGAGGTGTCATTGACGATTGGAAATCGTGAAGATACATAGATGAAATACCCATGTGTGATGTTGCGAATTTGTTAAAATCTGATTTATTATTCATATATTTTATTTTTATAATAATACAAAAGTAATGAATAATTTTTATAAAACCAAATATTTATTTGTATGAAAAATTTAATTAGAAGAATTCTTAAAGAAACGGTGGATAAAATGGAACAATTTAAAAAGGCATATACTCAACCACATATTACATTTGATAATACGCCATCAACCAAAAAAAGGATAGAATCAAACATATCTAAAAAATATGGATTTACAAACAAAAAAGAATATTATATTATAACAAACGAAAAAGGTCAATTAGTGGTTAAATTAAAGGCATAAAAAAAGTAGGTTATTCACCTACTTTTATCATACTATAACGAATGTCGTTATAAATAACCCACAATTCATCTTCAGGGTTTATTGAATCTTTGGATATTCCATCTAAGATTTGTGATAAACAACTTTCGTTAAAACCACCTATAAATAAACCATTTGGAGTATATTTTAACTCTTCCTTGATAAAATGAGTCATTGTGGTAATACCCCAAAAAATTAACTTTGGTCTCCATCCAATTGAATTGGCTAATGTAACCGCTTCTTTTGGTGATTTACCTGAATTGTTTTCATTATCTGTTAAATATAATAATGTTTCAGGTAATTCTTCCATAGTACATCTACCTATTTTCACAAGATTTACAAAATATTCTACCGAAGCAAACATATTTGTTGACGCTATTTGTTTTGGATCAGTTTCCATAAGTAATCTGTAATTTTCAGTAAAAGTCTTTGTATGACTTACATACTTATCTACATTGTTAAACATAGATACATAGGTATCACCATACTCAGACCTACCAAAAACTTTAAAGTCGTTTGAGAACCAACCATAAGTATTTCTAAATCTTGGGTTTGGATTCATCGTAGTAAATGCAATTGCCATTGCGTATGCTACTTGTCTGTTACTAATTCTTACACCATTATGGTCAAAACCAGAATCCATAGAACCCGAACCGTCAATAATTGGAAATACTGAATGTTTAATGTTCATTCTCTCAATCATTGATTGATAGTTGTTGTTTACTTGTTGAGCATTTAAACCCTTACCAAGCATTTCAGCCAACAAATCAATTGTTTGATCCCCTGTTGTTTTAACTTTGAAATCTTTCATCAAAGTCGCTTTTTCAGCAGGTGTGGTAGCTCTTCTAATTTTTTCAGCTAAGTTAGATTGATCATCTTCCCAAGCTTTATACCATTTAGTAAGCTGACCCCATTTAGGATTACCCAATGATTTTACAACTCTTTTTCTTTGTCCCGCAGTCAAAGAATCCAAGAAACCATTAAATTGATCTTCTGTCATAGACATTACTGAACCACTTGACATTTTTTGTTCAGCAGTATTCTGCTTACCCTTAAATGATTTGTATTCAGCAATTGTCCATCCCATATAATCACAAAAATCCTTAATCCACTTGTTTAAAAAACTTTGTCTATTTAAAGACTCAGATTTCTTTTCTCTTGGGTATTCAGCAACATCACCACTCTTAACCTTGATTTTATCATCAGTTACAAGATTTCCGTTGATTTTAACCCAAGATTTACCTTTCGGTAATGTCCAAGTGAATTCGGTTCTTCCTTTTGTACTAACTAAAGTTTTTTTAGTTGTTCTGTTCTTACCTGTAGCATATTTAGGTAAGTGTCTTGCGATTAAGTTCAAGTTTACACCTGATTCAATCTCAGACTTTAAGAAAGGAAACAAATATTGGTTGTCAATAAATAGTTTTTCAACACCCATAACATTACCCAAATATCTGTTTGTGTTTACTTGGTAATACATTAAAGTTTCGTATGAAGTAAATTCAACTACTAACTTTAAATTTTTATGCAAGAACTCTGGGGTGTTCTTTTGCATCCATCTTACACAAGATCTAAATATCTTTCTTTCTTGAGCCCCACCCACTTCTGAGTTGATTTCAAAATCTTTAAAGATATTATGTTTTCTTGAAATATCTCCAATATGAAACATAATTCTATATAACATATCTTCAGTACCATTATCAATGGTTTCAGCGTAAGCTTTATCTAAAGCTAAATGAATTTGTTCATCTGAAGCACCTTTAGCGGTTCTCAAAAATTGTAACGTATCTAATGTGTTAGATAACTCCATTTTTTCTTTTACTAATTCTGTCATATACTTTATGTTTTATATTGTTAATAATAGCGGGGGGTGAAAGAATCGAACTTTCTATATTTGATGATTAGTCAAATTTTTACCATTGCTTTTAGAGTTATTCTAAGTGGTATTTTCAAACCACTAAAAATTACCCCCCATTTTTTTGTTTTTTAATTATAGTTTTTTAATAATTTAAAGTCAAATTATGATACAACTTTTTTTATTATTTCTACAAAGGTAATAAAAAAAATCAGTAATACCAAAAAATATTACTGATTTCTAAAAGAGCGAGTAGCCAGAATCAAACTGACATCCCCACGTTGGAAGCGTGGTATAATAATCATTATACGATACTCGCGAATTTTACGTCCTGGTGGGACGGGTTTAATGTTTTCCATCATTTCCCCTCCCTGAGATTATGGGTGAGTAGATATTTCCGGTTTCCTATTTGTAACCCTGTGGTTCTTACACCTTGAAAACTTCAACCATTACTGGGAGCAAGGATGATTTTCCAGCTTTATTCCCACGAAAGAGGTGTTAACGATGTCCTCTTTAAAACCGACCATAGATTAAATAAGTCTTTGATTAGACTGCTGAGTATCTCTTACTCATTGAGCGGGTGGGTGGGATTGAACCACCATCCTTGACTTGGTAAGCCAATGCACTAACCGTTGTGCTACACCCGCATTTGCTTCACTTTTAATTGGATTAAACACACCTTTTAATAGAGGGTAATTTAATGATACTAATTTTAAGTGAAATATTATTTCATTTATAATACAAAGATAACATTTTTTTTTAAATTGTCAAATTTTTTTAATCTTTTTTTATTCCTCCGTGTTTTTCAATTACTTGGATTATCAAACTCACTGGAACGTATGGATAAACAGTTTCAGTATATTCATTAGATTCAGAATAACTACTAATCAATTCCTCATACTCAGAAGGAAACCCAATCTCCATTTCAGTAAAATTACTACCAAATTGTCTTGGGTTTGAATATGTAAATTCACCACCCTGAACTGACATAGAAAACCCATCATTACATATTATTCTAGGTCTTGGTGTCCATCTACTAGTAGTAGTTTTTTCCATCCATTCTTGAAAATCTTGTTTTACATTTATTTTAAGTTTCGATATACTTCTCATATTTCTTTAATAATAATATTAAATCTGTTTTTAATCTATTTTTCAATTCAGTTATATCTTCATAATACCAACCATCCAATTCATTAACTAAATCGTCATTTATTGATATAAACACTCTATTTACCCCTGAATTAAATACATATAATTCATCACTATTGTCAGAACATAATCTAATTGTCCAACCACCTATCCCATTATTCCTTAAAATAACATTCCAATTCAAACCATTATAAGTGAATAAACGATAAGTTATATTTGACATATCAACATTTGATATCCAATCACCAGTATATTTCACCCTTTTGATTTGTTTTACACCCCTCATACTTTGATTTTTTTTATTGAGGTTTTAACTGAACCTAAAGCGGTTTTTAATTCTTCGATATTTTCAGGATTTACCCTTAATGTTTCTATCTTTGCCATATCACAAATATACTTCTTTTTTTAATATTTACAAATTTTTTTAATTTTTTTTGTGGAATATTTGGAATTTGAATCCAAGCCTTACCCTGTTTAGGGTCTGCACATCCTTATGTGCTTTTATCCCATTTGTACTACCAACCGGATTTGAACCGATAACCTTGATGGTATAAGCATCCTGCTCTCACCAATTGAGCTATGGTAGTATATTATTTGTGGGGATGGGTGGTTACGATCCACCTCCTCCAGTTTTTCAGACTGACGCTTCTACCAAGTTAGCTTCATCCCCATATTTGTAGGTTTAATAGGACTTGAACCTATAAAGCTTCCGTATCAGGGAAGTATGATCACCAATTTCATTATAAACCCATATTTGTATTCCGTACGGGGTACGATCCCGTAATCTCCATCTTGAAAGGATGGCGACTTATCCAATTTGTCCAACGGAACATTTATTTTGGCGGTACCAGTGGGATTCGAACCCACCTGTTTTTCTTGAGTGACAGTCAAGTAGCCACACCCAGCAGCCCCTGATACCATATTTTTAAATAACAATATAAAACAAAAAAACCCAAACTTATTAGGTTTGGGTTTCTTTTAATTCATTCTAACTACATATTATTAGACACAAAGATATCCCAAACCGAGGCTTCTATCCTCAATAACGTTAAATTCAAATATGTTAATAATTGTTGTCATAATCTTTTTTTTAATTTGTTGCGTCGTCCAGGTATCGATCCTGGTTTATAAGAGCTTATGAGACTCTTCGCGATCCAACCGCGCCACCCGCCATTTTTACTTCACTATAAATAGTATGTTTTTCTTATTTGTAATACAAAGATACTACTTTTTTTTTAAATGTCAAATTTTTTTTTATTTTTTTTACTACCCCCATTGTTGAACTGAGAAGAATAAATCTTCTTCATCTTCATCAATTACATCAACAGTAACCCAACCGTGATTATTAGGTAAATTAGTGTCATCACCAATAACCCTAAAAAAAGTTAATTCGCCTTCTTCTATTATTCCACTATGAAATAATTCCATTAATTCATCATAAGCTGTTTTTTTAAATCCATAACAACTATCACCATCAAGATCTTTGGTTTTTTTGAAGTGTTCAAACCATATTAATATTGGTTGATCCGGATCATTATAATCTATTGAAAAATCAAATTCATCTAAATATTTCTTTAATTCTTCACCCCTTTCTTTTATTTTTCTCGGTATAAATAATTTACCTTTTTTTGAATTTTCTTCCTCTTGGATTACCTTATTAATAATGTTGGTTAATTCTTGTTCCGTTATTTTAATCTTATTCATATCAATAAATAGTTTATTTTGTTTTATTGTTTTCCACATTACAAAAATATTATAATTTTTTTCTTCTTTTTATTTCATCATCAATATCTATTAATTCTAAATATTCTGGACCTATTGGCTCAAATGTCATAATTGACACATAACCAATAGGAAAATTAAGATCATACCACCATTTATTTTTTAAATTGGTAGTATCTATTCTAAATAGATATTTACCCCCCCAAATATCCCTTACACCATCACTATTAATAGCAAATATTGCTGGTGGATAATCTATCCACTTCCAATTAATATTAGTTTTGGGTATTAATCCAAATTTCAAGATATTATCCCTATTTTCTTCTGAGTTAGTGAAATGATAAACGTATTTTTGAGGTTTTACTCTTTGAGTTTTTATAGTCTTAAATCTTAAAATATAACAATTTCTTAATTCTCCTGTTATCAAATCATCTTCTTTCCAATGTTTTGTTGAAACATTATTCTCTAATAATTTTTTTTCCCATTTTTTACTAATTTTTTCAATAATTTTAATATGTTCTTCTTTCAAGTTACAGATGTATAAAAAAATATTGTCTTTACTATCACCATATTCACGAAATTCGTACTCATATTTAACATTTGAATCTTTAATATTTTTTTTAATTTCTTTTTCTATCTGTTTAATATAACTTAGGATGAGTTGTCTGCTTTTAACTATTTCATTAATTGAGACTTTATCTTTTTTTAGTGTTTCATTCCCAAGTATTTTTTTTTTAACACCTAAAAGTTCTTTTATCCTACTAATTTCTTCATTTAGTGAGTGAAATTCTTTTTTCATAATAATAAATAGTATGTTTTAAAAAATTTCAATATCCAATAATTGTCTATAATTTTGAACAGTTCTATTAAACTCTTCTTTATCCTTAAATAAATCACCTAAATCTCTATCATCTGAATATTGTAATACAAATACTCTATTCCTTAATTTACCCGCATTTAACTTTTGATACATCTTATACACTTGTTCTTTAGCGTCAGGATCCAAAGCAATTACAATATCCGATTTAGCGTTATCATATATTGTTTTCCATTTAAACTCTGACAGGGATTTACCCAATAATAAGAAGTGATTTGGTATTGGTAATCCATCAAATACACCTTCAGTTATATATATGGGTTTTTCCCAATCAATTCTATTCTCATTGAATATTAAATCATCTTTATCGGTATCAGGGTTTAAATATTTTTGTTTAGCACCTGTATATGACCTAGTTGAGAAATAAATTATATTACCTTTTTTATCGTATAAAGGAACAACTACTCTTTGTTTATATTTACCTTCTAAACAAAACCCTATATTATATTCTTTAAGTAATTCATCTGTATAACCTCTGGAAATGATGTAATTATATGGTTGAAGATGAACATAGTTTCTTTTGTTTATTGTTGAGAAGGGGATGAATTCTTTTGGGAATTCGGTTATGTTATTATCTTTTTTAGTATATTTCCTTTTATTGATTTGATAATCATATTCGGGAGCAATAACTTTAAATGTCTTATATTCGGTTTTATTTCCAAACTTTTTAATAAGACCATCAATTGTTCCGGGTGTTCTTTCACAAGACCAACAATGTGATAAACCTTGTTCTAAATTTATTTCAAGGTTTCCTTTCCCATCGTAATCAACACCTTTATCAGCAGAACATAAAGGACAATCAACGGTAACTTGTGAGTTTCCGTGATAAGTTTTTTTAATGTTTCCAAATATTGAAATAACTAAATCTGTAATAAGAGAATAATCCATTATTGTAAGTATAGTAAAAAGGCATAAAAAAATCCCCTTTGTTAGGAGATTTTTTTATTAAATTTTTTTAATTTTATGATTCTAAATAATCTTCTAATCTTTCAAACTGACTACGAGGAGATCCACCTTTTTTCACATTTAAAATATGTTCATCTTTCTCAGAATACGCATCCCCACTAGTACTGTCAAGATATACTCTCTTATCTCCATTAATATATACATATATATCATGACCCTTATCAATATATCTCATTATATCATCAGCAGAAATTCTAGTTCCCATAGTATATTTTTTAGCACTCGCATAATCCGTTATTTTCCTACCGGTTATATTACCAATACTTTTTTTCTTGGGGAAATCATATTTTCTTTTTAAATCCTCATTCATACCCATACCACCACGATTTTTATTTCTGATACGTCTCATTCTTTCTAATTTCTTATCAGTAGGAACATCCCAACTAGGTGAATAATCTCTATATTTAGACATAAAATCATCATCAGATAAATCATCATCATCTTCATCAGAATCTCTATAATTAGATTCGTAATCAGGATCACCTAATAATAAAGGACTTTCATTCATAACCCTTTTAACGATTCTTGTAATATCGCTTTCAGTTAATCTTACAATTTTTTTCATTTTTTTATTTACTTTTTTTAATTTTATTATTTTCTATATAAATAGCCAATTATTTTCTTTTTACCTTAAAAGTTTCAGGATTTCTTTTTTGTTTATTTGCTGTCGCATAATAAACTGATTTCCCTTTTTTCTTTCCGTATTGTTTTTGGAATGAAGCCATTGCTGGTTTATCATATTCTTTAACCATCTTTTCAATAAGATTGATTAGTTCCGTTTCTGTTAATTGTATTTTCTTTCCCATTTTTATATTCTTTAATTTAAATATTACCAATAACCACCTGTCATTCTACTAGGCCCTGTCTTAAAAGCCACTTTTTTCTCAAACTTATAGTTTTTATCATCTTCATCAGCATCATAATCAGGGATTGAGAAAGAATCTCTCACTTCTTGATCCGAATAATCATCAACTTCATCTTGAGTTAACACCAATTCCTTTTTCTTAAATGTTTCACCATTAGATTTTTCAATATCATAACCTGGAATATCTTTCTTCCAAAAGTCATCAAGTTTAACATTATATGGATATGAATCTAAACTTCTAAGTTCTAATTTTTGTTCAGGTGTTTTTGGCATTGTTTTTTCAATCTTATTTTCCAAATCATCTATTTTAGATAAGATTTGTTCCATATCACCTAATTTACTTTCTAAACTAGAGATAGTGTCCATAATTTTAGTTAAACTATCATCACTATCATCCACCTTTTCCTCAACGTCACCAACTTTATTTACAATATCTGTAACATTTATACCTTGAGCATCTTTACCTGATGTTGGTTGTTGTTCTTCAACTGGGTTATCTAAATCAACAACATCATCCATAGTTGTATCTTCAGCGGTTTCAAATGGTTTATCACCTTCCGCTTCTTTTAAATAATATTTGTAATTATTTATATTGTTAAATCTTTTTAATTCTTTTTCTAATAATGTTTCTTTCATACTAATAAATACATTAAATTTATTTATTTTAAGGTTTAAAGTATTCCGTAAGTAACTTCTCTGATTAATTCCCTACCATCTTCAACAACTAATTTTTTATCAATTCTTTCCACAAGACCATCTTTAGTTGTGATAACTACTTTTTCGTTATCTTTTTTTTCTTTACCTTCAATTTCAATGAAGTCATTAATGTTTTGAGTTTCCATAATTTTATCTTTTTATATAAATAGTTAATTTATTTAATTTCACCAGCAATTATTGCATTATAAATTGATTGTAATATAAAATAACCATCATTATAACCACCTTTTTTTATGTCGTTACTAAGATGAACCTCCATACTCTTACCAGGACCAGCGTTTATTGAAAATAAAGTATTATATGCTTTCTTATAATCTGTGGGAACATAATCCTTTAAAGGTGTTCTACTATATACTTGGTAAAATTCGTTCTTTTTATTAGTTGGTTCTTGAACTTTTCCCGTAGCACCTCTATTCATATAACCCACATAAGCTTTAGCTGCGGTGTCAAGATTATTTAATAAATTAGGGTTTGTAATTACATCAACACCAGTATCTTTTTTAGCATTTTCATATGCATTTCTACCAGTTATTCCATTATACCCCCTACCTTTATATTTATAGCCATCACCATTTGAATCATCATAAACTGTAATATTATTACCATTATTATCTTTAATAGTTATAGGATTTTTATTCTTAGAACTAATAGGGTTGTTACCAATTTCTTTAGCTTTTGGATTTGTACCATAAATAAAATTATAAAAAGCGATAGGGTATTTTTTTAATTCATTTACAAATGGTGAAATTTCTCTAGATGGTTTATTACTATCCCCAATAGCTAAGTTTTCTAAATTCTTAAAAGATTTAAAATAACTATGTTTTTTTGTACCTGTTACCTCATCATCTAATTCATCTTTAGGTTCTACCCTACTTTCTTTAAACGCAATAGCAATCAAAGCCGCTTGAACTGCGTGATTTGGTATTATATTTTTAATTGCATTATAGAGATTAACAATTCTAGTTTTTAATGCATTATCTTTTGAATTACCCCACCAATTAGGATCTTCCTTAGTTAAATATGGTGTAACCGCACCAACACCTTTTTCCAATATTTCTTTTGTTATTGTTGAAACGAATTCACTTACAAATGGGAAGTTTAAACTAGACATTCTAACACCTTCAAAGTTTGTTACAACATTGTTTGGTTGTATTGAATGAGATACCTTTGTTATTAAATACAACCCACTAAATAATGGAATATATCTCAAATAAAAATACATTGTTGGTTGTATCATCATATTACCTAACGATTCAACTTTACAGGTATAACTTCTTCTAGATAAAATAGGGTATATGTTATTACCTATTGTTTGTATTGATCTGCTTTCTTTTTGAGATGTTAATTGATCCCAAACCGTAATACTTTCATTTGTTTCTCTAAATTCAGCCTGATCTAAACTAATACCTCTAAACATATTTTGATTTTTAATACCCATATCAACAAAAAAAGCGACAGGTTCATTTACTCTGTTAGTAATATCCTTAAAAGGTGAATCAGATGGACTTAAAAATTTACCATTCCCTGAAAAATCAATTTTAACTACATCAGGTAAATGGTTTTGGTTTTCATATTGATATGAGGCATTTTTACCTACATATTGCATAATGAATACAGGTGATGTGGATTGAAAATCAAGTGCGGTCGTTGGTTTAAATAAATTATCAATCGATGCTTTGTCTGAAGTCGCACCATTAAAACTAATATATGATGTTAATGGATGAAAAATCATTTCGTTCATTTTTGCCAATTCACCTATGATACTATATAAACTATTTTTAGTATTTACTTTATCATAGTAATTATATAATACTCTAAAATCCAACAATACTTCGTTACCAATATCTCTATTAACTCTATCAACAAAAAAGAAATGATCGAATAAAAATTCTCTTTTAGGGTTATACTTTAATTCATTATTGTTATTTGGATCAACATCACCTTCTAATCCCCAACTATATTGATTTTTACCACCGTTAGGTTTATCAATAACCCATTTATCGTTTATGTTTTTAAATGTTTGGTATAAAGACCTTTTTAAATCACTAGCCGTTTTAACACCTGCCGTATTAGAACCAGATTCAGGATTATTTTTATCATTATCAGTTACAGTTTTTACAATTTCAGACATTCTTTCCCTAAAACCTGTCAGATAAGAACTTATTATACTACCACTGTTATAATTATTATAACTTATGTTATTGTAAGTAATAATATCTTTTTTTGGGTTTGTTACCCCTTTATTAACCCAATTACTATCATTTGTCCAATATTTATATGGATCTTTATAAATATCTGATAAACCTTTTGATTTTGATACCATTTGTATATTGCAATCAAAAAACTCTTTAATAATTTGGTAAATCTGAGAATATTGTTTTTGATTTTCATTTTGATTAGAGTATGTTGATGGATTACCTTCGTTATCAAATTTTATAAGTTTTTGTGGTTCATCACCACCACCAACAATATTATGATATAAATCCGTATCTTGGATATCCCCATTATTAACTGTTGGAGCACCATTCATTATACTTACAATAGATTCAATTAACTCTTTATATGTGAATAAAAATTTAGTTGTATTTACATTATACCCATACTCATTTTCATTATTTGGGGTTGGGTTAGAATTAGGGTATTCGTTTGTTGTGAATGGAAAATAATATCTATATTTGTTATAAAACGGATTCCTATAATCAATACTCCCACTAGGATACATATAATCTGTATCGTTAAAAAATAAATAACTTAAAGCATTTACCATTTTTGTTTTATGAATCCCATTAAATAATATAAAATCACTAAAATTGAAATTGTCAATATTAATAACACCCGGAATATACCTCATAACATTATATCCCATTCTAGCAAATCCATTTAATACGGAAAATTCTTGTTCTTCAGTTTCTTGTAGATTATATAGAACAAATTTTAAAGAAGTTAATAAATTATCCGAAGTTAATTTTTCTTTGCTAAAAACAAAATAATTATTACGTTGATCCATAAATGGCTTAAACATAGGTTCTAACGATATTTTATTAGGGAATGAAAATTTGTTTTCTTTTTCATAATAAATAAAACCATTATTTCCATCGGTTGTAACAGAACCAGTACCATATTCACCAACACCTAATAAATTACCTGTTACTTCAGGTACGAATCTTAAATTTTGTAAACTTACATACTTACTCTTTAAATTTGTTATATCTTGAGTTTCTACAATATCTGTTAAATATTCAGAACTATAATCTTTAATATATTGAAATTGTTTCTTTATATCTTCAAAAGGATTATTAGCCGTACCAACCGCAGATTTATTACCTGTTATAGTTTGTAATATACCTAAATCTTGATTCCCTGTTTTATTATCTTTACTATCATTTATCCAATATAAATTTTTTGTTAGTACATCTCCACATTTCTCAATACCTTTATTACCTAATTGTGCATATAAATTATTAGCATCTACTTTACCAAAACTATTTAGTTGTCTCGTTAAATCTTTACCAGACCAAGAATTACTAGATATTAATAAAGCATGTTCTACTATTTGAATTAAAATCTTATTTATATCTATATCAAATATGGGTTTTTTTAAGGTATTACTATCATATTGTTGTGTGTGTATTGGATTAAATTTAACAGGGTTAGTTATTTCAGTTGAAACGGTATTACTTGTACCCGTAACAGCCAATAACTTATTAGTGTATTGGGTCGCACTTAAATACGACTCAACAAATTCTTTTTCTGGATAATCAATAGCTTTTAATGTGGGTATATCATCAAAATAACAAATTTCATAATTGTCATTGTATAAAGCAGGCCAAGGAAAAACTTGTTCCAATTCTTTATTATCTCTTTTGGGATTACCATCTTTCATTATACCATTGAAAACTTTTTTCCTGTTATCATTATCAGCGGCTCTTTGCGTTGTTTCCGTTAATAAATCCAAGAATAATTCAAAGTTATTACAAATAATTAACATTATGTTTCTTATTGAAGGTTTAAAACCTAAAAAACTAGTTAATTGGGATTTGACTTCATCGTTTAAATCTTTTTGTATTTCAGTATTTTTACTAGTTATTACATTTTTTGCGTTATTATAATAATTGTTATACCCATCTATTGTTTGTTGATTTATTAAATCGATTGGATTTCCAGTGGTTGTAACATTACATTCTAATTGTTGTTTATATTCAGGGAATTCAACAAATAATGAATCTGCATTTATATTTTTTACTTGGGTATTAAACCATTGATTTAAAATATCTTCTTTTTTAGATATAGAATCGTATAATCTTTGTATAACATCAATAAAATTATCTAACGCAGCCTTTTCCCTGAATTTTTTATTGTCTTGTCCTAAACTCTCTACGAATGTACTTAAATCTTTAGCTTTATTTATTAAATCAACTAAAGTGTAAACACCCTTATTTGGACTAAAGCTATCAGTCCCTCCAATAATTAAAGATATATCCGTACTAAATCCAGGAATATCTTTATATTTATCATACTGTAACTTAAATTTTTCCCATAACCTCTCTTTAGCCGATTTACCATTTAATGTCATTTGAGCGGCCACTAAACCATATTGAACACTTAAATCTGACAATAAAGCGTATGTAAATCCAACAAACTCACAAGTTATTTGAAAGTTTCCGGTTGAATAGTCAAACCTAGATGAATATTTTAATAAGTGTAATAAATACTTAACAGCTTTACCATAATAACCTTTGACTTCTAAAACAAACATAGGGTATGGGAAATTGAAAAAAGCACCATATGGTGAATCTTTAGGATCTTCATTTAATGCTTGTCCTCTAACATCTGTCATTGTTATTGTTACTCTTGGAATATAAGATGTGTCATATGTTATTTGAACTGAGTTAATACCTAACATTTCTTCACCATTTGGCTTTCCTGAAGCGTCTAATTCAGTCCAATCCGTTGTAAATTTATCTTTATCTTTATTTGGTTTAAGGAAATTAATTCTACCTGAAGCAACTGCTTGTGTTTTAACACCATCAGAGTTTGATGTCATTATGTAAGATCTAGGTCTAGTGAAAGCCCTTAAATTACAATACATAATTAAATCTTCTTGATTTACCGCATTATTATTATCTGGATTATTACCAAAACCATAAGACGTATATTGATTACCCCCAATATTTTCATTAGGGTCATATAAATTTAACCCATCAACTGTTTTTACACTCATTAATATCCGTATAAATTAAAATAATTATTTATTGCAGAATTATAATCTAATAAGCTTGCTTGTAAAGGATATGGGACATTTAATATAGTTTGATCCGGTATGTTAATTTCCAAAGCACCGTATTGAGGGTTAGCCATCATTATTAACCAACCATATGTGGGATTACCATAAAAATCATTACTTATTTTATCTAACCTAGAACTACCAACACTATAAAAATATTGTTTATCGGTAGATTTCTTCGGTAATTTAACAAATGGTAATGTCCTATGTTTATTGTTTATAAATGTTTCTTTATATCTATCCATATTTTTTATATTTAAGCCCTATCTTGATTCATCATACTTGGAACTTGTTCGACACCAGTATCATTATTTGTATTAGTATCGACAATTACATTTAATTCTGGTGGTATAAAATTAGCCTCTTCAATCATTTCCATTTCCTCTTGTTTTCTTTTAGCTTCAGCCACCTCTTGTTTATTTAATCTTCCCAATATTTGATTTAGGTAATCTTCCTCATCTTTACTTAACTTAGCCCTATTATCATATAAATTAGTATTAGCGAAATAGTTAAATGATAACGCATTTTGTAATTCATTTATAGGTCCCCCTAATGAACTTCCACCAATATAACTGAATCCCATAGTAATATTAGCAATCATTGGTTGCATACCAACACCCTCATAATTCATATCCCAAACCAAAGGATCGTAACTAATATTTATTGAGTTAAACACAACCTTAGTATGGTAAAAATCACCAATTCTTAATATACAAACAGGTGGAGGTCCAAACACAGTATTTGTCACAACACTTGTATCAATAGAATCTCCAGCCTTAGCACATTGTTGTAAAAATGTTAATCTACTATTAAACCCTTCAGGTGTTGTTGAGTGAAATGCTGGGTGAAAAAACTTTAATTTTTCAATCAATTTATCATATAAAAATGGTGAGTTTTCTTTTATCTGTTCAAACATATCACATTCCTTATTGAATGGTTGTAAAACACCAGCCTTTAATTTTCTAAATAATGAATTATAATAATCTAATTTTAATTGTAATGCAGCGTTATCTTTATTAACCTTATCAGCTAAATTAGTAACAGTCCCATCAGTATATTCTATTTTAACACCAGCACCATTAATAACCGCATATCTATACAAATAAGCTTCTTTAGCATAAATAGACCTAGGATTATCTTCGTCATTTAATTGAATTTTATTAGTTGTGTTAGTTAAATCCACAGTTGGGGTTTCAACTACACTACCTTGATCTAACAAATTGGCATTTTCTTGATATTTTTTAACCGATCCGTTAAATTGAATTTTATTCACATCAAAATCAGATATTTGGTTTTTAATTTGTTCTTTAATATACTTAACTAAAGCACCTTTTCTTCTTTCTGATAAATTTTTATTATAATTACTAGCGTCTTGGTTTAAGTAAGATGTATTAGTTTCAATAGGTATTGTAAGTTTTAATACTACAGCGTCTTTATTTTTATTAATAACATCTTTAATCGTATCACATATTTTAGTAATCATATTATTTAATTCAGTCCAACCATTTGGTAAAATAGTATTAAAAAATTCTTCTGTTTTTGGTATATCAGCCCAACTACTGTTAGTTGATTTTGAATTTTCAAATATATAATCTACCGATCTACCTTGATATTCATCAACTAGTTTTTGTAAACTATCTTCAACATAATTCGCATTACACCCATTTTTTATTGTCTTAGCAGTGCAATCACCAGGTAAATCATTATGGTAATAAACTTTAGGATTACCACTATAAATTAAATCTAATGTTGTTTTATTTTTATTTATTAAAGTAATTAAATTAACTATTTCATCACTAGTGAATTCTTTATATTTTTTTAATAAATTTTCAATTGGGTAATTTACACAATCAGCGAAAAAAGCCTCTAATTCACCATCAGCCAAACCATACCCCTGATCGTTAAACATATCACTATTAAAATGATTTACAATTGATGGGTGATCCACAACAAGTTTAAATCCTAAACTACCGCTTCTTGATGAATTATTGTACGTATATATTGGTTCAGGTCTACCCACAAACTCATTTGTAGTCCAATTGACTGTGGTATCATCAGTAAATGATATATTATATGGTGGAAACCACATAATTCTACCACCATTAGGTCCAATTTCACCACAAGGTAAAAATACCTTAGCACCTCTCCAAGCTAAATTTTCAATAGATAACATATATCTTTTAGCTATTGTTGGGTCTAAAGACATTTCACCGTTAGAACCTCCAATCATATTATCTTTAGTTGGTGCTATTATTGGAATACCATTTTTATCTAATGTAGTATATTTTGTATCAGTCATTAACCCTCTACCATAACCCCTATAACCTTTTCTAACTAAATCACTTATTTGATTATAAGTATTATCTTTTGTCCATACCCTACAAAACTTTTTATTTTCAATCGGCCATTTAACGGCATTACCCTTAGACATACCCCTTAAACTTCTAGTTGAGTTTCTTACAACATCACCTATAATATCATCTCTATTAGCTAACGCTTGTGTTCCACATAAAATACTATCACCATTAAAACTAAATGTTTGTGATAAGTTTATCGTACCATCCCAATTTTGTCCATCAATTCTAAATTGATCATCACTCGAAATAAATGGATTACCAAAAACAGTATTAGTACTTCTTAACGGCTGACTTGATTGCCAATAAATATCCTTTGTTTTATCACCCGATTTTATAGCAATTGTACTAAATCTACCACCATTACCGGTTCCATCTGCATTACTATCATATTCTACAAAATCATCACTTAATTTACCACTACCTAAACCACTATTATTTGGACTATCGTTTAATCTTACAGGGTCAGTATTATCAATCACGTAATTAGCGTTCGGTCCTCTAACAGGTAAACCAGTTTCTACACTATTACCTTCTTCATCAATTTTTTTACTATCAATATATAAATTAGATTTTGGTTTTGGTATTATTGCCGAAAACAAATCTAACGTATCAGGATCTCTTAACCATTCAGGAGTAAATTTATTATAAGATATGGTATTATACATCTTAAATAATTGTCCTGTACTCGTATATCTCAATAATGTTTTATTTCTTGGGATATGTGGAGGAACTAATTCACTATTATTGGTATCACATTCAGTTATATCACCACCAAATATATTTCTACCAAATAAAGTATTTATACCGTTTTTAATCGTATTAACAACACTTTTACCGATACTTTCTTCAGGTATTGGACTTATACCTGGATCAATACCTGATAATCTTCTAACCACATCAAATGCCGTTAAAAATCCTGGTAATGTTGTAATATCATAACTTAAAGTAAATGGTGGTGCTTGTCCTTTCAATAACGCCACACCAGCACCTAAAGGGTCGTTCATAGCATCAGTTACGTTACCATATCTACCCTCAAGTTCTTTTGTTTGAGCCCTATCAATTCTATTTAATATTGTTTGTTTTAAAAATATATAACCACCTTTACCTAATTCAGAATCCCCTTGAACTGATAATGGTAGTCCATCAGAAGCTAAATCAGTTATTAAATTAAATGTTGCAGGTAATTCTGACATACCATTAGCATTGAAACCATAACTTAAATCGTTTTTAGTAAATTGTGTTTGTCCAATAAAAGGAGTTAAAGATTCACCAGCAGAATTAGTTGGTTCACCAAGATTTATTAAATAACCATCAAGTGTTCTTTGATTAGGTAATTGAATATCATTCTGAATATCAACTTGATTTCTTTCTACACTTGAAAACTTATTTATTTGTTCTGAATAGTTAAAATTACCTTGTTCTCCGATAACAAAATACCCATCAACAGGATATTCATCACTACCAGTAGTATCAGGGACTTGTCTTATTTTGTCTAAATCAATATCTTTACCAACATCTTTTGTTGTATATTTTAAATACTTTTTAGCGTCCTTACCCTTATTTGTTAATTCAATCTGATTGTTTAATATTAAATCAATACCTGGGGTATTATTAACCATTAAATTACCTAAAAATGACGCTCTACCTATTTGAACTTGGGTCACATAATCAATAAAGAAATCAATACTACCGGTATCGGCATTTGATAATTCTTTTATTAAAATATTTTGGAATAAACCAGCACCATATCTATTAATAAACTCAGGTATTTCTAAGTTTTTAGTTAATAAATTAGTTTTGGTTGGTTCAATAAAATCATCCAACTTAGAGTTGATTACGTTTCTTAAAACATTTGCAACTGCACCATCTGTTTGTAAATCATCAAATAAAGCATTATATTGTCTAGGACCTGAATTAAGGTATTGTAACGCATCGGTTTCAGATAAATTTCTAAGTATTTGGTTTTTTTGATTTCTTATATCACCTCTAAGTTGAGGATTTGTAATAGCGTTATCATCAATTAAAGTTGTTTTAATTTGATTTACATTATTTCTTGTGGGTAAATCTTCAACTATATCAAATAAATTATCAATTAGATTTCTTCCGTGATAAGTAACTAAATCATTTGGTTGAATGTTTTTGGTTACTTCATTTTTTTGTGTTTGTATTTGTGTTTCAATTAAAGGATCACCAACAGGATTTTCCAATCCAGTGGGAACAAGATTTTTAACATTATTTATATTTAATAACGCAGTTTTTCTTATAGCATCATCAAGTATTTGATGATAATCATCCATTTTATCAGGTGATATATCAAAACCTAATAATTTGGCAATTTGTATTTTTGCTTCGTCTGTTAATTTGATATTAGAGTTACTCATTTACAATAAATAAATGGTTTTTAAATTTTATACAGTACCATTCGTTAATTCAGTCATATTATTTGATACTAGTTTTAAAATACTATATCTGAATTCAGGATTATTAATTAAATCTCTTCTCATATCTAAACTAACCCCCATACCTAAATCTAATTTTAAAGTTCCATTTATATTAACATCTGTTACGCCACCCATACCATTTTTTCTTAAATACGCAGTATCATCTGGAGCTCCTTGAGCTATTGGTTTTAACCCTCTAGATGTTGGTTTTGATATAACTAAACCACTTGGACTAATATCACCATCATTAACTTTATCAACATCATCAAAACTCATAATATCTTTACCAGCAGCATTTTCAATTCTTAATAAAGAACCTAATCTACCAATACTATTATTCCAAGCAATAGTTAAAACAGCCGCCAATGTTCTACCTAAATTATTTAATACATCACCTAATGTTGTATTTTTATTAGGACTAAACATATTGGCAACAAAATCACCAGCACTTTTTAGTGCATCTATCAAACTGTTTAGAAAATCATCTAAACCACCACGATCAATTATACCTCCTATTGTATTTGAAATGGTTAGCATAGCATCACTTAATTTATCCGCAAAACCGCTTTTATCTAAAGCAGCCATAAATTTCTCAATTACGGGAGCTAATCCAGCTTTAAATGTTTCAAATATATTTTTAATTTTTTCAAAAAAAGTTAATCTTTGAGCTGCAGCTTGAGCCAATGTATTTTGTTTAGTCATTAAATCGTTTAATCTATCAGGATCTAAATTTTCCAATAGTTCAGGTTTCATACCACCAAGATTAATTTCAAATTTACCCGTTCCTTTATTTAATTGAGCCAAATTTTTAATTGCAGCTAATTGTTTATCACCAAAAGTAAGTCCTTTATTTAATTGAGATAAAGCCATATCTTGTTTAGATAATTCTAAAGCACTTTGAGTCATTTCATCAATAGATAAACCTGTCGCCTCAGCAACTTTTCTCAATCTATGTAATTCAGCTGAAGGTATTTTAAATTCACCTGTTGCTTTATCAAACATAGCAACACCTTTAGTCGCTTCTATTAAGGATTTTTGTAAACCCTCCATATCATTTCTTGCCTGATATATTAATTGCATTGGATCACCTAAAGCGGCAAAACTACCACCTAATACTTGTAATTGAGCAGATAATTCAACAGCACCTTCTAATTCAAATAGTTTTTCAGATAAACCAAATACGGATTCCATACTCATTTTGACTGATGTGGCGGTTTGAGCCATTTGGGCTAAGTTTTTAGCCCCATCCTTGAAACTATACTTTTGAGCAGTTTTTAAACTACCTTCAATATTTTTTAATACTTTAGATGAGTTTAAACCTAACTTCTGATTAGTGATAAAAGTTTCTTCAACCATATCCCTAACATTTTCCATATTATAACCAAAAGCTTCAAAACCAGCAGCCATTCTAGCCGCACCATCAGCACCTAAATCAGTTCCGAGTGCAATTTGAGCCATAGCGATTTGTTGGTTTTTTGTTAAAATAACAGTTTTACCTAATTCATCATTATAAACTTTTTGTCCTGTTAAAATATCGGCCACACTAACACCCATAGCTTGAATATTAGCCGCAGCTCCTGACGCCTCCCTTCTCAATAAAATCATTTGGTTTTGTGTCATACCTACATCAACCGAAATAGACCTAGCAGCCTTATCTATTCTTTCAAAATAATCAAATGGGGCTTTTAATAAACCAACTAATCCACCAATAATATCACCAATAATACCAAAACTTTTACCAATAACCCCAACAACCGGTGCCATTCGCCCCATAACCTCAGCCATCAATTTACCACCGATAACAGATCTTGCAGCTGATTGGGCTTGTAATTGTTGTGTTTTTAACTGATCTTCTAAACCTTTTTTACGTTCTTCTAAAAATTCTAATTCAGCGGTATTATTTTCTCTTCTTGCTTCACCAATTTGAGCTTCAATTGTTTCAACACTTTTAAGTAAAGACTGATTTGCTTTTTGTAAATCTCTATATGCTTTTGCAGTTTCAACATTAGCTTTAAATGTTTTTCCGATATCAATAAAATATTTATTTTCTAAACTTAAAATTTTTCTATTTTGTTCCCTTAAATCAATCTCTTGTTCTAAAATTTCTTGTTCAGCCTTCTTTAAATCAACTAATTTTTTTATTCTTATAAGTTCTTCATCATCATTCTGAAGTCCTTGAGTCCTTAATTGATTTATTTCTGCGGCTAATTGACGCATTTCTCTATATATTTCTAAACTTTGTTTAGGATCACCAATACCCATATCTTATTAAGGTTTAACAATTAAAGAAAATTTATAAACTTTGTAATTATTAGGATCTAAACCTAAGTTAGTTAAAAATACATTATCTTCTTGAGCTAATGCTATTGTCGGTGTATTTGTATATGAACTTGGGACATAAAATTTCCCTGTTGTATTATTCATACCAAAATACATTACACCATTCTTTTTTAATTCGTATAATCTATTTACGTTAGTTTTTCCAGCTTTAACTTGGTATAACCCATTTTTTTGTTTAAGTTCATTACCACTTAATTGACATATTTTTTGTATATTAGTTAATACTTGTGGAGTAACAAGTAAATATTGCATACTATTTGAAGCATTATCAGTTTTAGAAAATGACAATAAAACTTCATCACTTTTAATCTCATTACCAATTGTTACTTTTTTCATACCTAAATTATTTAAAGCTTTTTCAGCTTGTTTTGATGATTTATAAACACCACCAAGACCTTTTGTTGCGGAAACACCACCGAGTTTACTTCTCAAATCAGAAATTTTTGCACCCACTCTACCAGCGGTAAATCCACTACCACGAATACCCCCACGATTAAAGTCCCCTATGGCTTCATCTATAATTTCATTTAATAAATTAATAAGTTTCATATTAATAAATACACATAAATAAAAAAACCACAATTAATAATTGTGGTTTTATGCTTCTTCTGATTGTTTTATAATTTTACCAATTAAATATCTTCTTGTTTTAACTGGCATAGACAAGAAATCACTCCAACTAATATATCTATGATTTGATAACATATCAAATTCATCATATAAGTTTTCTTCATTATTCAAGATCAGGCCAAAAGAATGATGGACTGATTGGAATGGAAGTACGAAAAAATTCTCCACTTGGAGCCTCCACCTCCAAATCCATATCAATGCCTGGCTCGTGTTTAGAGTAAGCTTTTCTTATCACAACAGAATCACCTATTTTCATTCTATTAATAAAATGAGCAATTCTACCTTTATCTCTATCACCATCAATCTCCATTATTAATCTTTCTAATCTTTTAGTGATTGTTTCATCTAAATAAAACTTCATTATTTTTTTCTTTTTTTCTTCACCTTCCTCAATTTCAGACAAATCTTTAGTACTTAACATTCTAAATTTAACTAAAGATTTAGAGAGTGGTAACTGAATTGTGTATTCACCATTATCATCAGGTTCAATAATATCTTTATATTTAATATTACTTAAATCAACCGAATAATCAAATTCTTCACCTGTTTTAGGATCCCTTAATTTAACATCATATATGTGACCATATCCTGTTGTTCTTAAAAACATAAAAATAGCATCCCTATCACCCGGTAATAATTCAGTATGTTTAATATCCTTATCTAAAATTTTTCTTTCCAATAAAACATCTAAAGCTTTACCAGATTTAAGTAGGTTTGGTGATAATAATATGTTTTCATCCGCAGCTGTTAAATATGAAACTTTAACTGATGATTTTTTGTTTTCGTAAAATAAACCTTTGCTCGGTAAAGGAATAACATCGTATGGTTCATTACTTTCTTGAGCAGCACCAATAGCTTTTAATTGATCTAAATTTTTTATATCTAATTCCATACATTATATATATGAAACTTTTACTTTTTGTAAATATTTAATTATTTACCATAATAAGGGTTAGGGTTTAATTTAGATTGCATTTTTTGTCTCAACTCTTCAGTTCTACCAGGATAATTAGTTTGTGTTTTAGTTGGTTGAGTTTGAGTTACTTGTGTTTTAGTTGGTTGAGTTTGTTGATTTGGTTCGTTTTTTATTTTATCTGTATTATTTTTCGATATTTCTGATTGTTGATTGGATTTATAAAAAATTCTTGTAGTATAACCAAATCTATCAATTTTTAAATGTCCCTGATTTTTATTTTCATTTAAAAATTCACCTAAAAAATAAATATAATTTTCAGCTTGTCTATCTTTTTTTGATGAAAATACCCTATTTAAATTATTTACCACACCAACAATATAATCTTTTAATCTTGAAGCCATATATTGTAACTTAGCAATTTCTTTATCGGTATAATGTTCATGTTTACCAACATATTTTAATGGAATTATTTTTGATTCTAAATTTAAAAAATTATTATTTTGTATTAAAAAATTCTCTAAAAAATGTAAATAATCAATCACCTCTAATTTAGGTGTTGGGAATAATTTATATAAATCTTTAATTACAGATTTAACTTTATTATCCACATCTAAACCATAAGATTTTAATTTTTCATAGTTTTTTTCTTGGGCTTTATCATTTTTTGATTTTTCAGTACTACTATTTTTTTTAAACATACTAGATACGTCCGCAGATACTTTCGCACCTAATCTATCGAAATAGCCTTCATTTAATAAAGTATTATATTGTTGTTCGGTTATTTTAATTTTCATATTTTTATCTTTTACCAGTAAAGAATGGTTTTCTTATTGATTGATCCAATGGCATTAATTTAGGTTGACTTTTTACTTGTTCTTCACCACCTTCAGGTTGTTCATTATCTTGTTCTGATGATGTTTCATTACCTGATTTTGTCGTTTCTTGTCCTTGTTTAGATGTCTCTTGACCTTTTGTCGATTGGTTATTATCTTGAGTTGTTTGATTATTTGTTTGGTTATTACCTTGAGTTGTTTGGTTATTACCTTGAGTTGTTTGGTTATTACCTTGAGTTGTATTTCCACCTGATTTACCACTACCACCTTTAATTACACAATCGTAAGCTTGAATGAATAAATTCATAGGTGCTTTAGCACTACCATAAGCCCCTGTTAAACCAATATCTTCTTTATAAGCCATAATAATTCTACTTACTAATGATATAGCCTTAGCAATTGCTTGAACATTTCTACTTCTTGTTGTTGTATTATCTTCAGCCTCTTTTACCAATTGTTCAAATGGAATTACTTTACCGATAGTTGCTCTATTCTGAATAATTAAATTACCTATCTGACTAATATCTTCGTTAGCCGCTTTTAATGTATCTTTACCTTGTGAAATTGAGGTATTAACTAATAACTCCATTGGTTTAACTAATACCGATACATTAGCTTGTTTAAATGCTTTAACCACTTTATTCCAAGAATTAACCGCATCTGTCTCACCAGCTTGTAAAGCCCCACCTTTAGGTGCGTTTATTTGTGTTACGTTAGCAGCATTTGCAGTATTCCAAGCCGCACCCGCTTCTTTTAATTCTATAAACTCTCTAAGTAAATTATGAACAACAGCATCAATACTAGATTTTAATTGTGACTGAGTTAAAGGTTTAGAATTAGGAAATCTACTAGGTTTTTGTTGTGTTGGTTGTTGTTTATTACCACCAGTCATAGGTTTTAATTTAGAAATATCAACAGCCGTACTGGCGTTCATATCACTATAATCATTTAATTTGTTTTTAAATACCACAGAAACCATATTGTTACCTAAAGTATCTTTACCAATAACGTCATCTTTTGTTAACCATTTCTTATCAAAACCTTTACTTACAGGATTTTTTAAATTAACAACTAAAACAGGTTTATTATTATATAAATATTCTTGACCTACTTTAATATTACCTTTACTACTAGTATCATTTTTATTAGTTGGATTTTTAACCACACCTTTATTAATCATTTCGTTTAATTGAATAGTAGCCTTCATTAGATTTTTTACACATTCAATATTTATACCTGTTGTACCACCTTGTTGGTTTTGTTTATCGCCACCTTCACCATCAGTTTCAACAATACCTGATGATGGGTTTTCTTGGGTTGGTTTTAAATCAACTAATGATTGGTATAAGTCATTTAAAGTTTTAGCTCTTGATTGTTTTTGACCTTTAACTCTCATAATCTTTACAACAGCACCAGCACTTACTAAACCAATACCTAAAGCACCTACAATTGGTGCTGCAGCACCAATCAAAAATTTAGTAAATGCGGTTCGTAATATAGGGACAGTAACTTTTTCAGCTATTGTTTCTACAACTGAACCACCCGGAACCGTTACCAAAGTATCACCAATACTTCTACCAGTTCCAGCCCAAGTCCCTTTAAACATTTCACCTAAACTCTTATACCCATCAGGATTGTTTTTAATTTGTTCTAATACTTGTTTAGCAACGTCAGGATTTCTAAATATACCACCTTGTTCTGTCAAAGCCCCAATACCTTTATCTAAATCACCATTACCAACTTTTGTAACAGCATCTAAAAATTGTTGTGGGGTTGAATTTGGATTTAATCCCGTTCCCTCAAACATATTTAACCATTGAGTTAAACCTTGTCCAGGTTGTATTGTACCAATAGTGTTTTTTAAATACTTAATTTTTTCTTCTTCTGTCGGAACCTCAATTAATCTTTCACCCCAATGAGAATTCATTAACCAACTTAAACCACCTAAACTAACACCAGCTCCTGCCAATAATAAAGGTAATCTATTTGATTTAAGAGTTTTCATTCTACTTGAATCAAAAGTTCCTGTCTTACCAGCCTGTTTTAATTTTTTAGTTGTTTCACCTTTACCTTTAACCGGTGCCTCACCTAATAATTCATCTTCAGTAATTAAATCACCTTCAATATTTTGGTGATCCATAACACTAAAAGCCGCAGTTAAATCAGTATCTAAAAACTTTTTAACATATGTTCTTAAATCACCAATGATAACATTAGCAGCGTCAATAGGTAAAAACTTAGGATCTGTCGGTGATAATTTAGTTGAAGCCACAATTGAATCGTAAGCTTGTGAAACTAATATTATACACCTTAAAAAAGATACTCTGGACTTATTATTTGGGAATTCAGAATCAATCTCACGAATATCTCTATCTAATTGTTGAATTATTTCATTACCTTTTTTTGTTAATAAATCTCTGATTTTACCTTCAGCATTAGCAGTTGCTTGAGTTTTACCTAATATTTTACCATCAGCTTTATATCTACCTAATTTAGATAATGTGTATTTAGTTGTTTCCCACCAACCTTCATTTAATAAATTATTTTTATTAATATCTTCTAATATTAAATCTATTTCTTGTGATTCATTTAATGGTTTAATACCCATCACTTTTCTATTTCTATTGATTTCTTCAATTAATATTTTACTCATACATATAAATAGGTAATATTTTAAAAATAAAAAAACCCACTATATCTTTTTACAGATAAGTGGGTTATTTATAAAACCAACAAAGAATTATAATATATAAATAACTAAAAATTTAAAAAAGTAAAATAATTATCACTTAAATTAGTGATTATTTTTCCCACTCATCTTTTATTTTTTTAAATAATTCATCCAATGTTTCAGCATTCCAAACCCTTACAATACTTCCATCAGGGTATTCGAATTCGGCTTGAGGCACCCAATTAACGCCCGTTTCTTCAACAGCAACATCCCATCCTTGATATAATTCACTTTCTAACGCTTCATAAGGGATATTATCATTATCTAACATTCCTTTCATTTCAATACAGTCTGGACATCCAAACTTTGTCCAAATAAACAATTTTTTCATGTTATTAATTTATTAAATTTATTTAATCTTTCTTTACTGATTTCAATATATAATTCATTCATATCAAAACCAATATAGTTTCTATTATTATTATAAGTAGCAACTCCTGTTGAAGCCACACCATTAAAAGGATCTAAAACTAAATCATTTTCCCTTGTTAACCATTTAACAAAAAATTCAGGTAATTCAGGATTAAATGGTGCGGGATGCCTTCCTGAACTTTCATCTCTTACAGTCGCAGCTGTATTGAATTGAAATAATGTACCAGGAACTTTACCCAACGGATTTACATTAACCTTTTTCTTTTTTGTGTTATCCGTTAAACCATTTTCGTCAATAACATCATTTGCCATTACTTTATAATCAAATCTTTTAACGGATGCTTCCGCATATGGTTCTCTAATAGCGTTTGTATCACAATAAAAATCTTTAGGTGATTTTACAAAATGAAAAATATATTCAATCCTGTCATTTAATCTTTTATTACCACCTGTCGGTAAAGCAGCTTTTTTACCCCAAATATATCTATCGTATAATTTGAAATCTGTTTCCCTTACGATACGACAAACTAAATCCATAACATAGATACTTCTTTCACCGTTAGATACCTTATCATTAATATTCATAATAAATGAACCATCATCAGTTAGTTTATCATAAAAATCTTTAATAACTGGTATAAACCAATCAGCAAAAGTATTCTCATTATATAATTTAACTTTCTTACCATAATTTACTGTATTAGCATAATCAGGTGACGTGACAATAAGATTAATTGACTTATTATCCATTTGTTTGATTAACTCTTCCGTTAATCCTTTATGTATTTTATTTACTTCCAAACCCATCTTCTAACTCCCAATCCAAAGGGACTCCATTTTTATGTTCAAATCTTTTTTTCAATTCACCTGTTTTTATATATTTTTCATAAAACTCAGGGTTATATATTTCAATTAATTTTTCATCCCAAGATATTTTATCTATTCTTCTTAACAATTCAATCCATTGTTCTTTAATTAAACCCCTTTTAAACTCCCCATTTTTAAGTTGGAAGTTAATGATATTAATTAAATGAGGTATTGTCATATCCTCAGTTTTTTTAATTTTAATCGGTTCTCTCATTCCACGTATTATTATATTTTACCTTACTTTTTTCTTTAGTAAAAACAACCCAATAACAATGATATTTTCTCGCATGCATTTGAACTTTATGTTTACCTGATAATATTCTATTCTTTGTTGTTTGAATGAACAAATCTTTACAATAAAATCCGTGTCTTATACCATAGTTGATTACTTCAATATGTGATAAATATTGTTTTGACGAACTAATAGTATCTTGACATTTTACAATTAAAACACCATTATCGTTTATTATTCTCGAAAATTCACCTATTGAAGCGTCATAAAATTTCCACAACTCTTCAATGTTTTTAAACGAACCAAACCTACTTGATATAATATTTGATCCTAACTTACCTTTTGATGAATTAGGTGTCCCAACAACAAATGGTGGGTCGAACATAATACTATTTACTGAATTATCAGGTAGTGGTAATTTATCCGCAGATGATTGAATTGTATCTTCAGTTTGTGGGTATAAATCAAACTTATGTTTTGGTTCAGGTATAATTGTTTTCTTATAGAAATTACCTTTAGAATATGTCGGATCTACATCTATTTGTCTAGATGGAATATATAGTTTTAATATGTTATCGATAATAACTGATTGTTCATCCGATACAGTTTTAATAACATCTTTATTTGTTCTTGCAAATTCTATCATTTATATATTACCTCCGTTATTGGTTCTATTACACCATAAGTATCTAACTTAATTTTCAATTCTTTTGCTTTATTAAGATACCAAGCAGCTTTTTTAGAGTCTTGTTCCAATGGTTGATTTGGTTTATCACCCATACGCATCTTATACTTAAAAGCATTCATCTCACAAAAAGCAATTGTTTTTTCAACACCCCAAATATCTACCATCATATCAATAACTTCTTTACTAAAAGTATTGTAATGGTTTGGGTGATTTACGTGTTCATATTCCTTGTTTTCCATATATACAAGGGTAATAAAAAAAAATTAAAAAGAAAAGTTATTTATAATACACTAGATAGTGATGTTAGTTTTAATAAGGCATCCAATATTGATCTACAATTACCGAAATCAACATTACTAATAACACCATTTAATTTATCAAATAAGGCTAATAGGGATAATATTATGGCTAACCTAGCCTTTGTTTTTTCACCCACAATTTGTAGTATTAAACCTTGTATTATCAACCATATATTATCAGCAACTAAATTATATATTTTTTCATAAATTTGAGTAATAATAGTTTTAATCATATCAAACAAAGATTTTGTGTATTTTTGTAAAAAACTTTCAAATCCTTCACCCCAATCCTGATCATTTAACTGAGTTAATATTGCAAACAACATAATTACTTTTGGGGATAATAATAATCTACTCATATTATTAGGTATTTGAGCTATTATACCTAATTTGAAATCTATATTTAATGTGGGTAAAGAAATTGGGTTTTCAGTTATTGGATCACCACCAGTTGCAATACCGTTACCTGTACCATTTGCATTATTTTGATATGAATTATTTAATACACTATCAATGTTATTCAATATACTGTTTAACTGATTTATTTCATCGTTTATTTGACTATAAGCGTCCAACACAGTTTCATTTGTTATTGGTGTTTGTATAGGTTGACAAAGTATCTGATTTATTTTATTTGTAAAATCATCAGATAACGTATCATATTCATTGTATTTAGCAATTCTTTCAGCTAATATTTGACTTAAAGGTTTTCCTTTATTATTTAATAAATCAACCAATATCGCTTCTTTTTCTGTTTTATTTCTACCAATATCATTCAATGTTGGAGCACAAGCATTTCTTACGTCATTAATTAATTTATTTAAAAATTGTAATCTTTTTTGTAATTCTTTATTTGGTTTTTGTGATACACTAAATAAAGATTTGAAAAATTCATTATCAATAATAGTTAATGAATCCACATAATCATTTACAAAAACACTTACAGGTTGATTTACATATTTAGGATTTATTCTAAAACTTAAAACTTGTGTTGATTGATTAAAACTTACATTTGATAATAAATCTTGCCAAGATGCTGAACCAGCAGAACCATTTAATGTATCATATATATACCTATTTAATCCATTACTTATTTCATAAGCACCACTCACATCATCCAATGGACTTGTTTTTAATAAGAAAAAATAATCTATACTTGATACTGAGAACTCAATATCATTTGAACCATTTGTATATTCTGGTTTAATAATAAAATCATTATTACAAAAGAAAGATTTAAGAATTATTTTTTTTAAACCTTCTTTAAGTTTTGTATTTATTGAATCTATATTGCCTAATACTGAATTTAGAACATCTTGAACAGCCTGTTTCTTACCTTTCATTGTTCCAAGTAAATCCATAAGAAAATCAAATGGATCATCTTTAGGTATTCTTAGTGAAGGTAAAGAATAATTTGTTAATTGTAATACAAGTTTTTCTTTTTTTAATTGCTCAATTGTAATTAAAAAGTTTTGAACCCTATCAAGTATAAGTTTTTTATTCGCTTGTCCAGTATTAGCCATTATTCACCGGTGATATTTATCTTACCTTCTTTTATTTCCTTAACCAATTTACGCATTTCAGCTTTTTGTTCTTTTGATATTTCTTTAATTGAAGTATCTTCATTTTTAATACCACCTTTCTTATTCATAATATCAGCCATAAGTTTAGCCAATTCAATTTTTTTACCGATTGAAGAGTCTATTACTTTTAATAATTCGTTATTGATTTTACCAACCATAGCAACATCGGTATTATCTTCAACATTTTTTAAATATTTGTTGAGTAATCCTAAAGCCTTATTTCTTTGATCTACCACCTCATTATATGTTTCTTGAAGTAATGAGGTTAAACTTTCATCATTTATTTCTAATTTTTGCTTTGCCATATATATAAATAGATCTATAATATATTTTATATAAAGCTGATCTAGTTTCTAGTTATTATATATATATTATTAATTATTAAGGTCCTGGTCAATATAAATATATAAAGCATAAAATAAACATTTATTTATTTTTTATTGAAAAATATTATATTGTTATAGATGATAGAATTAAATGAAATTTCAAAAGTTAAAGCTCTTGATATATTAAAAAGTTATGTTGGTGATAACCCTTATATCTTGGAATTAAAAAGAACAAGAGAAAAGAAATCATTCTTACCTATAACTGAAAATCAAGCAAATTATATTATAAATAATCATACTTTTCAAGTAAAAGAAGTAAATAAGTTTTTGGATTTAACTAATTTCTTTAGAAACTCTTTAATGAGACAATTTAATATATCTATTCAAATAGAAAAGATTCTAATAGAAAAGATTGTTGGGGAACAAGAAAAGGTATATCATGCTCAAGTTAAATTACTTAAAAATAGGGATTCTGAACTTATTTGGCTACCAAAAGCACAATTAAATGAAGATTTATTTAGAGTTATACCTGAAGTAAATGTAGAATGGGGTAAATACTCTTCAAGGCTTCCTATGAAACATCAAGAAGAAGCAATAATTAAATTACTTCAACACGATAAGTTTTTATTATTAGATACACCAGGTTTAGGAAAAACAGCATCTTCAATAATAGCGGCATTAGAATCGGGTGTTAAAAAAATATTGGTTATATGTCCAGCATCACTTAAATTAAATTGGAAGAAAGAAATATCTATATATGATGATTCTGAAAATGTATCAATTATTCAAAGAGAATGGATACCTAATAAATGGACAATCATTAATTATGATATATTGGATAAATTTAATACAATTGAAAAACCTAAAAAAGGTAAAAAACCTAAATTTAAGTTTCAAGAATATGATGAAGTTGCTATAAATAATCATATAATAGATGAAAAATTTGATTTAATCATTTGTGATGAATGTTTTCAATATAATACTTTAGTTGACACTAATATTGGTAAATTACCAATAGGTAAAATAGTTGAAAAATGTATGGACGTTGAAATTTTATCATTAAATTTAAATACAAATCAACTTGAATATAAAAAAATTGATAGATGGATAAAAAAAGAAAATGACATTATTTTAAGAATAAAATATCAAAACGAATTATTTATAGAATGTACACCAAATCATAAAGTGTACGTTAAAAATAAAGGTTATATTAAAGCTGAAGATATTAAAGTATATGATGAATTGTATATGTTGCAACAAACCACTATCTCAGAGACAGATATGGAAGAAAGGGATGTTTTGCTCAAGGGATTGTGCCCAAATAGGAAAAGAAAAAAAGGGTTGGGAAAAAGGGAAATTAAAAAAACCTCTTTTAATAATAAATTGTCAAGAATGTCAAAAAGAAGTGTCAATCAAAAATTATTTAAAAGGGGTGCAAAGATTTTGTGGAAAATCTTGTTCAGCGAAATGGAGGATGAAACAAACGGAAATAAGGGAGAAGGTGTATTCGGAAGAAGTATTAAAAAAAATAAAAGTAAGTCAAAAATTAAATTATTTAAAAAATCCGGAAAGAGCGAAAAAAAGTTCAGAACGAATGAAAAAAGAAAATCCGATGTTTATACAGAAAAATATAGACAAAATGAAAAATTCTTTAAAGGGAAGGACTTTCCTATCGAGAGGAGGGAATGGGAAACTGACAAACCAACAAGTAAAAATAAAAAGTTATTTATCAGAAGATTGGGTGATGGAGTATCCTATAAAAACAAAAGATGTGATGAACGATTTCAAATCGTTACCAACATCATACAAAGTAGATATTGGAAATCCAAAATTAAAAATAGCTATAGAAATCGATGGGAATTCTCACAAAACAAAAAAATGGAAATTTTTGGACAGAAGAAAAACAGAAGTATTAAATTCGTTAGGGTGGAAAGTATTGAGATTTTGGAATCAGGAAGTAACGAATCAAATAGAAAACTGTTTAACGGTGATAAATCAGTATATAATATAGAAGTTCGTGATAATCATAATTATTTCGCCGATAACATACTAGTTAGTAATTGTCATTATTTAAAATCATTAAGTTCAAACAGAACAAAACACGTTAAAAAAATAGTTAAACCAATTAAAAAAAGATGGTTTCTAACAGGAACACCTATCACAAATAAGCCTGTGGATTTGTTTTCATTATTATCTATGGTAGAACACCCACTTTCAACTAATTATAATTCATTCTTATATAGTTATTGTAACGCTAAAACTATGATAATTAAAGGTAGAAAAATTATTAAAGCTGATGGTGCTTCAAATCTTGAAGAATTAAATAGAAGGATTAAACCTGTTTCAATTAGAAGAAGAAAAGAAGATGTGTTAGATTTACCCGATAAAATTATTTCACCTGTTTATATTGAATTAGATGATGATGAAAAAATAGATTATGATTCATCTGTTGAAAGATATATTCAAATGAGAGAGGAACAGGGTAAAAATGTGTCATATGCTAAAAAACTTGTTGAATTATCCGTTTTAAGAAGATGGGTGGCTGAAAAGAAATTAAAACATACTAAAGAACTTATCAATAATTCTTTAGAGGGTGATAAAAAAGTAATTGTATTTACTGATTATACTTCAGTTGTTAATACTTTAAAAGAAGAATATAAGGATATTTGTGTTGTTATTAATGGTGAAACAAGTCAAAAAGATAGACAAAAGGCTGTTGAGGATTTTCAAAATAACCCAAATGTTAGATTGTTTATTGGTAATACCGTAGCCGCTGGAGTTGGATTAACTTTAACTGCTGCTGAAGTTGTTATTGTAAATGATTTAAATTATACCCCAGCAAATATTGACCAATCATTAGATAGAGCGTATAGGATAGGACAAACTAAAGATGTAATATGTTATTTCCCATTATTTGACGATACTGTTGATACAATAGTATATGAAGTTTTAGATAAAAAAAGATCCATTATTAATATGGCTATTGATGGTGTAATTGATAACAAGGGTGTGGTTGAAGAAATCATTGAAAAGATTGACGCTAAATATAATAAATAATATTTTTTACCCAAAAATAATACTTTTTCATTTTTTTAACTATTTATATAGTATGAGAAATAAACTAGAAGAAGAAAAAAAGAAAGTTAGGATATCACTAACTATTGACCCTGAAATTAGTAAGATTATTGATGAAAATTGTAGAAATAAATCAAGGTATATTGAAAACCTTATATACCAAGATTTAATTAAAAATAAATTGATTAAAGATAGTAAATTGTTATGAATAGATTAACGACTGAAGATTTTATAGAAAAGGCAAAATCTATTCATGACGATAAATATGATTATTCCAAATCAGTATTTTTAACAACTAGAAGTAAAATTAAAATAACTTGTAAGTATCACGGTGATTTTAACCAAAAGGCGAGTAATCACTTAAACGGTAATGGGTGTAAAAAATGTCATTTTGATAATAGAAAACAAAACTTTATTGAAAACGCAAAATCTGTTCATGGTGATAAATATGATTATAGTTTAGTTAAATATGAACATAATGAAAGTAAAGTTAAAATAATTTGTCCTTCTCATGGTGTATTCGAACAAACCGCTTATCATCATATAAATAGAAAACAAGGGTGTAAAATCTGTAAATCATCGATAGGTGAAAACATAATAAAAAAATATTTAGATGATAAAAACATAAAATATATTAAAGAGTGTAGATTTGATGAATGTAAAAATATCCAACCACTACCTTTCGATTTTTATTTACCTGATTATAATATCTGTATAGAATACGATGGTATCCAACATTATAAACCTCTAATATTCTTTGGTGGTGATAAAGGATTTAACAAATTAAAAATAAATGATACTATTAAAGATAACTATTGTAAAACTAATAATATAAAACTAATTAGAATTAAATATACTGATACAAATATAGGAAATACCCTACTTCAAAATGTAGATCAATCATTAGATAGAGCTTATAGAATTGGTCAAACTAAAGATGTTATTTGTTATTTCCCACTATTTGACGATACAATTGATACTATTGTGTATGAAGTATTAGATAAGAAAAGAGATATTATCAATATGGCTATTGATGGTGTGATTGATAATAAAGGTGTAATTGAAGAAGTAATTAATAGATTAGATGAGAAGTTTAAAAAATAAACATCGAAATACTTCACATATTATTTTTGCTCGTAATTGTATGCAAGAATTAGTGTCCAAACCAACAAATAATGGTTTAACACAAATAAGTGATGATGATTTAATTAAAATTGAAACTATATTGAATAGGTATAGAAAAAAAAGATAATTACTTTAAAGCATTTATTAAAGCCAATTTAATAGCGTTAGATAAAACTGTTTGTTTAAATGGAACTTCTTCATTTATTTCAAGCATCATAGCATTTGTGGATGTTTTATAAGTTCCAGTTCCTTCCATTATTCTAATCCCATTTATTACTTTAACTTTAATTTCCGTAATTTTATTTTGTAAAGCAAATCCAGCGATTCTAAATGTATTTTCAGGTAATCCTATATAAGTTATTTCAACATATATAGGTGATCCATCTTGACAAATATCAAAACCTTTATCTTGTAATAAATCTTCAGTAATTTGTTTTATACCAAATAATACCGATCTATTCTCAATAGATTTCATTTCAGTTTTATTATAAACTGAATCAACTTTTACACATTGTCCAAATGAAAACAATGGAAGGAATAATAACCCAAATAATAAACTTTTAATTGTCATAGCCTGTTCTTATTATATAAAAATTAGTTATACCACCATTTGTTAGTGGTGACGCTGTAGTTGTTTGAACTCCCGGATATGTTAATCTTAAATCCGTGACTGATGACCTAATAGTAGAATGTTCTATTTGTGTATATATTCTATAATTCGGTACAATCCAAACCAATCCCCTACGTTTTTTTATTTGTAAATAAATATCTGAAACTGAAAAATTATTATCAGTATTTAAATCATACCTAAAATAATCAGATCCGTTAATATTTCTTTTATTAAATATAAGATTGTTATTATCTAAAGCATTGGTTCTTTGAGGTGATGGTATAGATAATGTATCTAATA